GTGCAGAGACGGCTCTGCACTGGGCTGCTTGGGCCTTCGCCCTATGTTACACTTTCGTGTAACCGGTCGAGGAGAACAAACAATCCACCCCCCGCCACCACGGCGGGGGTAAACCCTTGCGGGTTACCGTCTCTGACCTTCGTTACAGCTGTATCGAAGGATTTGATCCTTGGCTGGTTAGGCTAAGGTACCCACCTCTGTACGATTCTAGAACTGAATCGCACGGGACTCTTCTGAAGGTGACCTACATCCCTACCTAGTAGGGGCGTGTGCCAGAACTTCAGGAGTGCGGCGTATCCATCAACCAGGTCCTTCTTCTTCAAGGGGACTTGGACGAGACTCTTGGTTTCGAGTCTCTGTAGTGCAGGATTCCATCTATGGAAGTCCTGACCATTTTGATGAGTATGCCACCCTAGTGATCCACTATCCTGGCGGACGAGTGGGAGCTGCTTCCTAAGGCAGCTTTCCACAAGCTCGCGAAGATGTGTGCTCATCGAGTAGAGCCCTTTTAACCAAGCATGGTTAGAAAGAGATACAAGATGTGCAATGGCACTAGGTTCCCTTATAGAGGGTTTGGCTGGATAGTGTCGCACGTAAAGAGGGGTTACATCGTAACCCTTCCAAGCGTCGACACCGCAACTCTCTCGGAAGTTTCCAACCGAGAAAGTTTTCTTAGTGTTGACCTTGAGGCCAACACTATGTATCCAGACTGCCACCTGATGAGCATGTTCGCTTGGCACGATGATGTCATCACCGTACACGCGAACAAGCCTGGAGACACGCTTGATATTTCCGTAAGAGGGGTATAAGTTTGATCCCTCAAGGAGTGCTGCGATCGCAAGACTTGCGAAAACAACACTCTGCACCGGAAATGTCGTAGCGTTACCCATACCGGCAAACTTCTTCATGTCATATCGGAGAGATCCGTCTTTGACACGAGGAGAGCGAGCACGGATCAGCCAAGATAAGTATCTTGGTCTAAACTGGAAAGTGAACTCAACTATCTTCACAGATAGCAAGTCACTAGCCGATTTAAGATCCATGGTCGCCCATTTACCGGTACGAGATCCTTCCAGAGCAAGGTTCTGATTCTTGCTTTGGTCGGTCAGCGCTAAGCAGTTGCGAAGCACTGCGCACTGGGATATACTATCCCTTAGCACAGTGTTAAGCCCCTGTTGGACATACTGTCTAACAACGGGCTCAACAGTGATCGTCCGTTTCGAAGTGTTACTTTTCGGAACAGTGATCAGCTTAGCGAGGTCTCCAGAGACACCGTATTCTTGACCAATGGGCGAGTCAGTTAGACCGTGATGCCCGAAAGCAACACAGTCCAGCCCGATCTCGTCCAAAAGGGGCGAATGCTCCAATAACGCTTGCCATTTCTGGTTAAGCGTTAAGGTCTCGAATACAGCTCCCGGTCCGTGTTTGCAGGGAAGCTCCCGTTCATCGAAAGTATCGATGTTCGGAAGTATAGATCTGCAAACAGCAGTGAGTATGAAGAGTTGCTTCTCGCTGAGGTCAAACTCATCGAGACACATCCGATCACACTCACCAAACTCGAGCCTAGCTTTACGATCGAGAATCTCTTCTCTATCGGAGGTAAGCACGAGTTTCTTGAAGAGACGTAATAATTCCCGCAGGCACTTTACAATGCCTACGGGGGCGTCCCTCTCAAGGAGACCGGTATCAGTAGCGAAAACCTTGCAGAACATACCCGAAAAAAGTCTCGGGATTGTTCCCCCTGGGGTCGTTGAAAACCCCCTTGGGCAGGCAAACTTTCCATCTGCGAGTCCTCTATCGAGGGCATCGCATAAGGAAGGTAAGGCGACGGTTAGGAAGCCGTCTCCTTCGTTTTCGTACCGCTTCTTGAGCGTAATGACATCACGCTCAAGGCCTTTCACATCAGGCTCTAACCTCGCGACGTCAGTCACGAGGCTTAGAAGGAGTGCTATCGGACTTTTCATCTCTTCCTCCTTGAGGTAGGAGATTCCGAGTCCTATGCACCGTCGAACCTAGACGGTACCGATTACTTCTTGGAGACTTTCGTCCTCCGCGAAGTTTTCGATACTCTCTTCGTGCCTTCGATAGGTAGCTCAAGCTGGTCACCAGCGTTGTTAACAACAACGTCAGTAGCACGCTTGCGTGAGTTGCTAGTTCGTGAAGAACTATCAACCACTTTGCTATCCTTTGGGGCATCGAAGAGATCCTCGCCCATCACCCATCGTGCGAACCTACGAGCAAACTCTTCGCGGAGCTCGTTTTTCTCCGCTTCGAGTTTGTTTTGCAGGTCCTTACGGGTGGGGAGCACATCTGAGAAAGCCATAGTGTTTCCTTTCAAAAGGAGGCATAAGGCCCCCTCAGTGTGATACCAGTCGTAGCGGGATTGCTACGACTGCATCTGGACGAGACGAATAGGCGTCACTTCGGTGTCGAAAATAAAGTCTCGCAAGGCTTCGACGAGGTCGACACAGTCGGCATCTGAAAAGCCAAACGAGGGTCTCGAAATCGACAACGAGACAGAAGCAGCTTGCTTCTGGACGAGGCCGCTGTAAGGATTTGTGGCATCCTTCGTCCACGTCAGTTTGACGTAGTGACGATTGCCATTCTTCCCGGGCGTATGGGTGATGATGGTTGAGAAACCACCACCGCCCGTATCAACACGCTCGGTCCCATATCCATCCGACCTGACAACAGCCAGAGTCAGCTGGGGAATGGGAGCAGCAGCGGCAACAGTGACGGGATCGACAAGCATAGAACGACTCCTGGTAGTATGAGGTGATCATCTACGGAAGGATTCCGTAGAATCACTTGCGCCGACTCGCTAGAATCGCCGCAAGTATTGATTGCTGGTACAAGCTCAAGGAGCTTGGTTCCAGTATCGTTTTCACATCGTACGCACTGGTAACGTTCCTGCGAATCTGCAGGGTATAGTTCAATATGCTCGTGTGAGACTTGTACCTTTGGGTCCAAGACTGACTAAGCACGTTATTGATCTTACGTTCCCAGTAATCGTCACTTCTCCAGCTACGTGTGGTCGTAATTTCACCTTTCGTGATTCCGGTGAAAATACCCCAGTTGATCAGTGACTTGTCTGTGTTAATTATGTCAATAGCTTCGACATAGTTACCCAGACCAGTAAACCAATCAACTAGCCAAGACCATGGGATCAAGTTATAGAGATCCGTTGGCATTGGGTTCACACCCAGTTTAAAAAGAAGGAGTTCCTTCTTAAAAACTGGTACGTTCACCTTCGGAAAGTCGAAGGTAGCATTG